AGTCGGTCTTGCTTTAATTGGTCTAGCTATTGCCTGGGAGTTTGGTAAAGTTATTGCAGTTTGGAAATGGATTTTATCGTAATGAAGTTTATGATGGGAATTGCTGTTGGTATAGTATTGACTATGTTTGCGCCTGATATTGTACCAGCAGTTAAAAAGGTGTTTATTGAGTCGGGCGCTCGTGATAAAGTTGTTGAAATTGTAGGAAACGTGAAATGAATAAGAAGTTAGTTATGATGAGTGCGGCGAGTGTTCTTGCTCTCAGTGCTTGTAGTTCAACTCAAGATACTGCTGGTCCTGATGCATCGAAGGCGCAGAAAGTTACGTATGAATACAAGCGTGATCGTGTTCAAGAGCAGATTAATACAATTCCTGATTGGTTCAAAATGATGCCAACAGATAGTGATAATATCTTCTCTGCTGGTACATCTGTCACACCAGATATGCAGTTCTCTATTGATGCTGCTGTTCTCAATGCAAAGGTTATTCTTGCTGACCGTATCAACTCTCGGCTTCGCAGTCAAGTCAAGCAGTTCCGTGCCAAAGTTGGTGATGGTGATCTTGATGCAACTGTAATGACAGAACTTGAGAAAGCAGTCAAGAATATTACTGCAAACACCGATGTGTCTGGATATCATATTGCCAATATGGAAGTTGTACCACACGGTACTCAATATCGTGCATATGTACTACTTGAATATTCTGATGCAGAGGCTCGTAAAATCTTATCGAACCGTGTTCGTAAAGATCAGATGCTAATGGATAAAATTCGTGCAACCCGTGCTTGGAGAGAATTAGATGAAACCGCAGAACAGCAAAAAATGGATGATGCTGCCCGTGTTGATGCTATCATTAACAGCGAGTACTAAAGCATACGCTCTTGATCCAATTTCAATCGCTGGTGTGTTTGTATCGCCAATCTTTTGTAAGATGATTGAATGTAAGTCTGAGACAACAAATTACATGTTTGCCGAAGACCCAGAAGGGTCAAAGGAAAGACTTGCAGAAATGCGTGATTCTTTTAATTGGAATACGTTTGCAGAAGGATTATATCAAGAAGGCGAATGCCGAGATTATATTTCAGACGTTTCAATAAATAATTCAAATGTTGGACGTGCGTGTTATATTGAAGGCAAATGGGAAATTCAACCAGATGAAGAATACTGCTTTGAACGACCGTTTACTGAGGGATGTGCAGTTCCAAGCATTCGATGAATTACCAAGAGAGGTAAGAGACGCTTTGAATTATGCAGATATAGGATTCTCAGTAAAAGATATTCTATATCTGCATCATCAGTATAAAACTGGTCAAGCAGATAAGTATAAATTAGTAGAGATGATAAAACAGAAAGAAGCATTTATCATAATGACAACTGGTTTGAATGGAATGAAATTATGAATACAGAAGATAAAATTAACTATATCATCAACTGGATTGAAATGTATCGCCGAGATAATCGCATTCAATCGTTGATTGTTGGGGTTTCGGGTGGAATTGATTCCGCAGTTGTCAGTACAATGTGTGCTATGACTGGTGCGGCAACATATGTTGTCAGTATGCCAATCAAACAAAAAATTGATCAACATACTTTAAGTGTTGCTCATAGTGAACATTTATCAGAACGATTTTCAAATGTGACTCATATTACAAAAGACCTAACGAAAATCTTTGACGCTTTTACAGATAAGTTTGATGACATGGAAAACGATTTGGCATTTGCTAACTCTCGTGCTCGTATTCGTATGACTGCTCTTTATCAGATTGCTCAGTTTCACAATGGTATTGTTGTCGGGACTGGTAATAAAGTTGAAGACTTTGGTGTTGGATTCTATACAAAATATGGTGATGGTGGTGTTGATATCAGCCCGATTGCTGATTGTATGAAGACTGAAGTGTGGCGCATGGGTAAGATACTTGGTGTTGATCAACGTATTATTGATGCTGCTCCTACCGACGGTCTTTGGGACGATGGTCGTAATGACGAGAGTCAGATTGGCATGTCTTACATTGACCTTGAGATGGCAATGCAGGGTATGGGACCAATTGGAAACATTGATAAGTTCAAAGAGATTCAAAGAAAGAATCTTCACAAAATGAACCCTATTCCTGTGTGTAAGGTAAGCTAATGGAAAACGAAGATTTTATAGATGATTTGCCAAATCATATTGGAGAACTCAAAGATATTATTTGGATACAGAGAGAAGAATTACTCGCTCTTCGTAAAAAACTGCAAGTAAAAACAAATTCTCCATATAATATGTCAATTTCTTTTAATAAAAATAAAAAAAAGAGTTGACATTTGAAGTTATATAGTTTAGAATATGAAAAGATAGTGAGAGATCCTCGGTTTTCGGAAGCGATTGATAATCAGGAACTGAGTACTCTATATGAATGGATGTGGGAGATTTTACAACATGACAATGCACATGCTGCCGAGCTACTACACAACGACAAATACCAAAAAACGCAAGAAGAAGAATAAGTCTAAGTCACTTATTGCTGCTGAGAAAGAACACGAGAAGTTTCTTCGGCGCATGGGTGTTGGTAAATCTCAAAAAACTTCTCGGAGTTTGGCGCAGTCTGGTAGCGCATCTGCTTTGGGAGCAGAGGGTCGTAGGTTCGAATCCTGCAACTCCGACCAATCATTCTACGATTCAAGTATGGCAAAGCGAGAGCCTCAGGTATACAATGGCAAGCGTAAACTACTGGGTATTGCTACGATGCATAAGAGTAATATGGTTCCAGTCTTCAGTAAAGATGATGCTGAAGATATTGCAAAGATGAGGAGAGGTTAATATGTTTGGATTTATTTGTGCAGTGTCATCAGCGGTAAATGTATTTTTTGGTATCACTGAAATTTATAAACCAGAACCTAATCAATACTGGATTGCACTCAACTTTTCCGTGGCATGGTTAGTTGCTTTGACTGCTATTAAAGATATTGTTGATGAGTCGAAATAATGGAAGACCGTATTAAAGAACTTGAACTGTGAAACAACTATGAAAAAAATAATCCACATCAATCGTAATATCATCCAACAGAATGAGAAGCACGGTAGAAAACTACCAGTGTGTCGTATTGATATGGATGGTAAGACTTGGTATGGTAGCAGAATTGAGATTCTTGGACCAAGTGAAATGATATACAGCCCAGATAAACCAAGACCATGTGGTGCTAAGTTGTGGATTGAAACTCAAGCGGATGTAGTGATTCACGATAAGACTACATATAAAGAGATGAAAAAATGCTGAAATCAGTTAGAAATCAAGTCAGTAATCAAGTCTTGGATCAAGTCTGGGATCAAGTCAAGGGTCAAGTCGAGAGTCAAATTGGGAGTCAAATTGGGAGTCAAGTCAATAATCAAGTCAGGGATCAAGTTTGGGATCAAGTCTTGGTTCAAGTTTGGGATCAAGTCTTGGTTCAAGTTTGGGATCAAGTAAATGCTGAAATCAGTTAGAAAACAAGTCAGGGATCAAGTCATGGATCAAGTCATGGTTCAAGTCGGTTAGAAAATAACATGTCTACTTCATTCCTCATAGTTTTTATTGTAATTCTTGCTGTTGTGATGTGGGTATTTGACGATGATTAAACGAGTCTATTATGCTATGTGTGATGGATGTGGCAATGTTTTGAGAGACAGAGGTAAACATACTGAATATCACGATCAACTGCAAGTGATGATTAATCTTGTTAAAAAGGCAGGTTGGAAAACTGTAGATATTAATGACCCTAAGAAAAAATTAGATTATTGTGAAGGATGTAAAGATGTGGATCTGGATTCTAAGTAATGTTGCTGGTAGTTTGCTTGGTGCTGCTACCACTGAATGGTTTAAAGACACTCGCCTTGGCAAGTGGTGTTTTGACAAATATCTTTATATTGTTTATTGGGCAAATGAAAAATATGGCATTGATATTCTGAATAAAGAAGAAGCGTCATGGAAAACGAAGTATCCTAATGTAGCAAAGAAGGTGTTTGAACTTGAACGACGAATTGAAGAGTTAGAGAAGAAATGAAGATTGTATTAGTCTCAGGTGGATTTGATCCTCTTCATTCGGGTCACATTGCTTACTTTCAAGCGGCAAAGAAACTTGGCGACAGACTTGTTGTTGCTTTGAATAGTGATGAATGGCTTGTTCGTAAAAAAGGTAAAGCGTTTATGCCTTGGGATGAACGTGCGTGTATTATCTCCGCTTTGGGAGATGTTGATGTTGTTCTTGGATTTGAAGATTCAGATAATACTGCTGGTAATGCTATCTTTCAAACACTTGCAGGATTTCCTAATGATGAAATTATCTTTGCAAATGGTGGTGATAGACCAGAAGGTAACGTACCTGAATATGATATGTATGGGTTGAATGATAATATTGAATTTGTCTTTGGTGTAGGTGGTGAAGATAAAAAGAACTCAAGCAGTTGGATTTTAAAAGATTGGGAAGCACCAAAAGTGAAACGGGAATGGGGTTACTATCGTAATCTGTATGATGGTGATGGATTCAAAGTCAAAGAACTCGTCATTGCTCCTCACAGTGCTTTGAGTATGCAGCAGCACAAGCACCGAAGTGAGACATGGAACATCGTTAGTGGCAAGGCATCTGTTGTAACGAATCACAGAATAACTTCGGATCCATTTGATGGTGCTAGTATCTGGCATCTACATAAAGATAATCCATTTAACATTTCGAAAAACACTTGGCACCAAGGTCGAAATGATAATGATGAACCAGCACATATCGTAGAGATATGGAAAGGCGACAGTAAAGAATTAACAGAAGATGATATTGAAAGGTATGATCCATGAATGAACAACGAATTGAAATGATGTGGCAAGCATTTATTCAAGAGAATGATAGACCAAATCTTGAAGAGTTTCAGCGTCGAGTTGCGGCTGAGTTTGCTTGCTCACTTCAAGAAGCGCAACAAAAAACGGCACATTTACTTTTGACAGAATGAAAATATTACTTAAAATATTTACGTATTTTATATTGACATTGGTTGTATTATGGTTTATGTATATAATAGGTATGGCGGTTACAAATACATTTTGTAATTGTGAACAAGAAATGAATTATTGGTGGAGATTAAATAATGGGTAAGAAGTCATCGGGTAATAGTTATACATCAAAGGGTGAACGTCCTAATGTATCAAAGAATACTCGTAAAGCAATGCGGCGGGATTATATCGAAAATCGTAAAATTGAAAGATTGAATAATCAGATTGATGCATGGAGAGCTGGTAAGAATGTGATGCTTACTGTTCCAAACAAGGGTGGTGATGCTAAGAAGATGCCATTCGTTCGAGTAAACGCTCGTGAATTTTGGGGTAATCCAAACTCAAGTTATATGATGAAAACAACAGCGGAGTAATATATCATGACAATCGACCTTAAAGAAATTACACGAGATGCAGTAGCAGCAATTCTTAAAAGTGATGTTGCAAATGTAACTTTTAAAAAATCAGATGGTTCTGAACGTGTAATGAAGTGTACTCTTATCGATGAGTATATCCCTAGCCCAGAACTCGACCTTGCTCGTACAAGCACACGAAAGGTAAACGAAGCAGTTCTTCCTGTTTGGGATATTGATAAGAATGCATGGCGGTCTTTCCGTATCGATTCAGTTAAAGCAATTCAGGTATTATAATGAAATTTAAAATTACAGGCATTGAAGAAAAGAAAGAAGGATCGATTGACGACGAAGGGAATGTGGTCGGTGCAAAAGGTGGCACCGAGATGGTCAAAGAAGCAATCCTAAGTCGTCTTGATGATAATCTTCTTGATGAGTTCAACATCATTCATTCACGAGTCCGTGAACTCCATCCTACTAAGAAGAATATTCTTGTACTTCATGACCTTTGGCAAGACCCAGAAGCGCAACACTTGAAAGACCCAGAATCACGTAAACGATTTGCTAAGTTAGTGTTCGTATCTAACTGGCAATTCCAAACGTATAATATGGGTCTTGGTGTTCCGTATCATGAATCTGCTGTTCTTCGCAATGCTATTGTTCCAATCGAACATCACGAAAAAGAAAAAGATGGACCAATCAATCTAATCTATCACACAACACCACATCGTGGTCTTGAACTTCTTTTGCCTATCTACGAAGTTCTTCATAAAAAATGGGGTGACAAAATTCATCTTGATGTCTATTCATCATTTAACATCTATGGATGGCCACAACGAGATGAACAGTATAAAGAAGTGTTTGATAAGTGCCGAGAACATCCTGGTATTGAATATCATGGTTCTGTTCCAAACGAAGAGATTCGTGAAGCATTGAAAAAGGCTCATATCTTCGCCTATCCATCAATCTGGCAAGAGACTTCTTGTATTGCTGCTATTGAAGCCATGAGTGCAAAGTGTGCTGTGGTATGCCCTAACTTTGCTGCTCTTCCAGAAACAGTCGCAAATTTTGGTCTTACATATCAGTATGATGAAGATCCAACACAACACGCTAATAAGCACCTACAGTTGCTTGATGCTGCGATTGCTGACTACTGGAATAAACGGCATATGGATAAACTTAATTTTCAAAAGATTTATGTCGATAACTTCTATTCCTGGGACCACCGTATTGTTGAATGGGAAAATCTTCTCCGCAGCCTCTAAGTTATTGATATCATTCAATTCTTTTTTTAAAATAATATCATTTTATGGGTTGACATTATTTCTTTTTTATTATATACTCTATATATGATGAGAAAACAAAAGGAGATATCAATGTTGATTTCGCAATGGAAAAAAGCAGAATGGCGTAGCACCGAGACCTGGGAGAGCGTTAACTGTGCTTCAGGTGAAGTTCGTATCACTAAAGTCGGTAAAGGCTTTGTTGGTCGTGACACGAATGGAATGTTAGTTTCTATGTTCGCATGCGACACGTTCGAAGAGTGTGCAAAACTGATGGAATCTTGCTTCGATTGGACTGTTAAAGTGGAGAACGTTTAACAATGCAAATAGGTGATTTCATCAAGCTCAAAGGTGTGAGCAAGCACGGTAAAAATCGTATCCAGCAATTTGGTACGGATTTTGTCGTTAGCGAAATTCGTGACTCTATTCAGACGACCAAGCATAAAAGTTTGTCTGGTCCGTTTGCAATGGTGTTCAGTCCAACTGGCGATCATCGTTGGATTGCTGTGAAAAATGATCCTGATTTTGAGGTAGTATAATGGCTAAATCACTTCTATCCACTGGTCGTAAGAAAAAAGCGCCTCGTACAGCTAAAAGTGTTGACGAGCAGTATCTTGGTGTAGAACCAGTTTGGGATGATAGTATCGCAACATCATCCCAACTCGCATCTGCTTATAACTGGTACAATTATTTTGGAGATATCAAGTCAGCAGCAAAAATGCTGTTCACTCATTATCCTCGGAATAAGACAGAGATCAAAGTTCTTCGTAAACTTGACGTTAAGTCAATTTCGCCCATTCTCGGTTACAATGCAAGAATGATGTCTCGTGGCTGTAAATTGCCGAAAGATTTCATTGAGCGTTTCAATCAAAAAATTGAAGAGTTGCTGGATCAGGCAATTGCCATTGAAGAAATTGTTATTGAAAAGAAAGTTGCGTATAAGCCATCTGTTCAAGACCGTATTCGTGAGCAGATTAGCGACTACATTGGCGAGATTGAAAATGAAGTTGATTTGTTTTCAGAGGGTGGATACAAGTCAGAGTTTAGCATGTACGCTTGGCTTCAGCAGAATAATGTGAAGTCTCAACAATCCAATGCGATTGCTGAGTACTATGTTCCTTGGCGAAATGAGTTGAAAGAAGCGATTGCGAAAAAAGACGAGCAACTCGTTGAAGGTTATTCAAATATGAAACCCGCTCAACTCAAGAAGTTTGTCGAGTTCCTTGATGGTATCATTAAAGACGCTACCACATGGGGTGCAAATCAGAAGACTGTTCGGAAGACTCGTACCAAGAAAGCGCCATCTATTGAGAAGCAGATTGGAAAACTAAAATATGCCAAAGAGAGTAAAGAGTATAAATTAGTCAGCGTCAATCCTGCTCTTATCATTGGGTGTAATCAGTTGTGGGTATTCAATACCAAGTATCGCAAACTGATGCGCTATGATGCTCTTGGGCCTGCTGGTCTTTCAGTCAAGGGTACTACGCTTCAAGGTTACGATGAAGAAGCATCGGTGAGTAAAACGATTCGCAAACCAGATGAAGTCTTACCTCGATTACTCAAAGGCGGCAAATTAGTTCTTCGAAAACTGATGAGTGAAATAAATAGTAAAGAATCAGTTCCTAACGGAAGAATTAATGGAGATACGATATTGCTTCGTGTGATTAAATGACCGCAAACAATGTAATCAAGTTTCCCAAGTTTGATAATGCACCTCCCCAATCAGGGGAGGAACTTGGTGTTTATTTTGATAAAAATAAAAAAGCGTATATCGATTATATCTGTGA